AGAAGATCCTGATGGTATTATTCCGTATATTTGTTGTGATTGAATAGCAGCTGTTATATTTAACGCCTGACTATCGAGAGAGACGCTTTGACTATTCACCGCAATCCCACCATTTGTTAAACCTGAATAAACACGGATAATCGATGGTGATTGAGCCCCATAAGTTGAACCTGAAGGTTTAGCCCATACTTGGAATATAGTTGAACCAGTATGTCCTATTGGTGTGTTATTAAACGATTGTAAAGCGTCCCTTGATGTTGTGGTTGCGTTCTGTGTAAATCTAACACAACTTGGATTACCTGGCATTAAAGTTGAAGCACTTAATACCGGCATAGTATCGGTATTTGTTCCACTTAAAGACCAGGTTGCAGTTCCTTTGGAGTTCCAAAATGAAACATAATCAGTTCCACCACTTGATATTGTAGTTAAAGTTGTATTATCGCTCGCATCAAACCAAAGGGTAGGATAAATTGGTAAAATATAAGGTGTAGAACTTGGAGTTATACTCGGCGTGTTAGTCATACTTGGAGTAGGGGAGGGCGATACAACAGGAACAGCAGTTGTTTGAGCTGACGATTCGTTAATACCATCCATTTGTTGAATGTTATTAGGAACTTCTCTCGGGATCAAATCTACTCGTCTATACTTTGACTTTGTAGAGTCCCATGCTTCCAATGGGTTTGAGTTTAAAGGAACAATTCTTTTATCAGCTTGGAACTTACCTTGTTGATAATATTCTTTCTGTTTTCCTAAAACCCCCCATACTTTTCTGTCGTATCTTTTCATTGAAATAATTGGCTTAAAATAAGGGGGAGATGACCTCCCCCATATTTGTTATTTTTAACAAGCGCAGCTTGATAAACTTAATCCTACAAGTGTAGAAGAAAGTGAACCTGCAAGTTCTCTTGCTGGATCTTTCTCTAAACCTTGTAAAGTGATAGAATATCCGTTTCTGTCTCCAAATGCAGTTCCTGTTTCACCAGTTCCAGCACTTAAGAACATACCGAAGTCTTCACCTAAGTAGAAGATTGTTCCGTCATTTGTTTCTACAAAAACTTTCATATCGGTATTCTGTGCCAACAATCTAATTTGATTTCTCTTTTCTTGGTCTAATTTGAAGAAGACAAGAGTCAAATCTTGTTGATAGAATACAGTTCCGTTCTCTAAAGAAGCGGTGATAGTTTCAACAAATGATGAAGTATTTTTCTCTACTTGGAATGTATAAACAGTTCCTCCTGTCGCTCCGACAGTAAGGATCTTTCCCGTTCCATCTACAGTAGTTCCAGTAACGCAGCCAGCAACGACATATGCCGCCTTAATACCGCCCACATTATCTCTACAACCCTTGCAGATATTCGATGTTACAAAACAAGATGAAAAACTCATAATTTATTTAATTTAGTTTTTGTAGTTTATTATGATAATCCGTTAGTGATTACGAACTGAGGCCATGCAATTTGCACGCCCACCTTAAAATTAGAACGAAGCCTAACCTCGTCGAAATCGACAGAATAAAACATTTTTAATGTCTCAGAATCCGATAATAGATCCACTCCAAGAACTAGATAGCCAGCCGGAGCTAATACTACTAAGTTCGAAGCGTTAAGACCTCCAACTGGATGAACTAAAATGTTAGTTGCCGGATGGAATGTTTTAAACTCTTCGTAAGATCCTTCAGGATTGAAATGGTAATAATTCGAAGTTCTGTAATTAATTAAATATTTTCTATAATTCGCATGTGACATAAACACAACCCAGTCAGTTCTGTTTACAACATCATCAGGGATCTGCTCGATAAGAGCATCTACTTGAGTTAATGCTGATACAGAAGAGATCGCAGTTTGACCAGTAACAACGATACCACCTGTTACAGTAGTTGTTCCTGTTCCTTGTTGTGCGAATAATTCTTTGAATCCTGAGAAACAAGTAGAAGCTGAAGATGCACCCCAGATTTGGTTCTCGATATATTGAGAAATCTGTTGCGTCTTTAAAATTGAAATTTGCTCCTCAAATGGAACTGTCTCTGGATATGAGCCAGGAGTTAATAACTGACCAAGCCAGTAATCGTTTAAATCTGAAGGACACAATGCTTCATTAACTTTATATTGACATACAGTGATGTCTCTTTGTGTGTAAGTAGTTTGACCTGATGAGTTCCATCCACAAGATCCGTCTTGAACTACTAAAGTAGAATCAAGAAGATTGATTGATTGAGAACCTTTAATTCCAGGTTGAACCTTAATAATCTTAGCCGTTTCGCCTTCCAATATTGCCTTTCTGATTAACTCTCCTCCCACTTCATCAGTGTAAGTCGCCAAGCTAGAAAGATTGAAACCGAAATCGTATTTTTTTGGTGTTGCCATAATTGATAATTCTTTTGGTTTTTTTATTTTATTTTTTATAAGAATTTACTCTTAATTGTCTAAGTTGTTCGAACAACTCAGATTTCGATGCGTTTAAATCAGCACCGATGTTTTTTGGTTGATTGATTGGCTGACCTGCTGGTTCTTTTGAGAACTTAGCAACCTTAGCCTTCATCTCTTCTTGGTCTTTCACCATAGATTCGATTTTACCCATCATAGAGTCAATTTTCTCCATAAGGGATTTCTTAAATGATTCATCGATAATATCGTTTCCTTCAGATAAATCCGGAACCATTCCCATTTCTTCTTCCATTTCTGGTAATTCTACATTCTCTCTTTCAGTGATTTTTCCGTCTTTAGTGATAATCTTGATTAGAACTTCATTACCCTCACTATCCTTGAGCTTTAATTCATGCTCACCGTCTGGTGCAGGTTGTTCTTTTCCGTCAGGACTAACAACAAAAACATCTTCACCCACATCAAATGTAGGGGACTTAACAATTGTTCCGTCTGATAATACAGCGTCAACGAATTCTTGTGTTTTCTTTTCCATATCGTATTTTATTTCGAGAACCTTGCCGTCCTCTGTTTTTATTTTGGTCGTATCTTCCAATTCGAATTCTCCATCGGGAGCTGGTAGTTGACCGTTTTCCGTAATTATAAATATCGGCTCACCTACTGTAAGGTTTGACTCAGTGATTAATTCGTTTGAACCATCAGCAAGTTTGTAACTATTGAATTTATACAGACCTAGCAATTTATTTATTTTTCTGATTGCATCTTGGTAATTCATCATTTAACTTCTTTTAATATAGATTTTATTTGTTCGACAATATCTTTGTCTTGAGTTGAGAATTTAGCCTTCTCCAAGAAATATCCTTGAACTGAAAAACCTTTAAGTTTACCGTCCTTTACTTTAGCCCAAGTATCATTGTCGTTTACCTTCATAATAATCATCCAAGTTCCCGCAGGATAATTCATATTAAATACCTGTTGTTTGTCTTTTTCAGGATCTTCAACAATCCAAGATTCAACAACATCTACATCCTTTAAGAACTTCCTTTGATGTTCTATATTGGTTGCATCCAACAACTTATCTTTCATAAACTTCTGTTGAAGTTTTTTAATAGTATCGGCTGTAAAATAGACATAATAAATATCACCAGTAATTTCATTCCTCCTAATAATCATTTTATCGGGGATCATGGCAGCTCCAACAACTAACTTTTGATCGGCATTGAAGACACTGAAAGACATATCGTTTCTAATCGACTCCAATTTTTTTGATGCCCATTCTACTCCTGTTGTTCCTCCCCATCCTAACCAAGCAACATACCCATTGTCTTTCCAAGGCGTATCTTTAAACTCGGGGGCAACTTCAGCATTCTTTCTATGTCTTTGGAACCCTGACATTCTGGCGATTGTTTCCTCAGAGATATTTTCTCCTTTACACAATTGGTTTGCTCTTACCCATCCAACTTGAGTCATCCCTTTTACTTCATCCCCATGTTCCTCTTTCCATTTGATAGCTTTACAAGCATTATTCTTGGCACTTTCAGGATAGTCGTTATAAGATTGGAATTCCTGTTTCATCATTTCCATTGCCATCTTTTCAGGGACACAATTAGGAACCTCTCTTCCGTTCAAATCTTTTGTTCCAATTGCTTCATATCCTGGCCAGCAAGCATCTTCAAGATCAGCCATCTCTAAATAACTCTGTATTTTCATTAGGTGTCCGTCCATAAATGTGGTTTCGTGTATCATCCCGACTTCCTCATCGATCTCGTGTATCAAGTCCTTAAAATCAGAAACCAATAGTTCGGCTTGAACCATATCTTCAGGTGTTGAAATACCTTTGTCTATAACTTCTGATTCTATACGGAAAATATTGTCTGCGATCTGAGCAGCACTTCTAACCATACCTTCAGTTTCCTCATTCAAAGGCATCGAAATAAGGTGTTGAAATAACTCAATCGCCTTAGGACACATTTGAAAGAACCTTGTTTGAAATCCAAGAACATTCATATTCCCTTCCTCCGAAGCCAATACAGGATGTCTTTCAACTTCATCTGTTACTTGATCCACATATGGTGATAGTGCTGAAACATTTGGATTACCCTCAGCTGCAAATCCTGTTCTTGGTGGGGTATTACCCGCTTTGATAGTTGCCGTTGTTCTTGTATCAGGCCCTGGCATTCCATCCTCATCAATAAGTCCTTTTCTAACTGAACTCTTATTAATAATCTTCCCCTCCCTTCTATAAATTAATTGAATCCACTTATGTCTACAATTAAAACTTCCACGCCATTCGAACACCGAATAACCACTAGGGCCAACAGCGTTCACACTTCTCGTGGACATTTCATCAATATCTTCTATACGGAATACTCTATTGGCTGACATCATCTCAGCACAAAAAGTTCTGTTTTTATTATCACTAGGGCCAACATACTTGTATCTGAATCTTACTTCAGGTGTATCTTGTGCTGATGAAGCATTAGGGTCGGCTAATATACTTGAGAATTCTTGTTGACCTAAGTGTTTTACTTCACTTATGATCCAACCGTCTTTTTCTAATAACCCTTGAGGTTCTCCGTAGGCTTGAAACATTTGTATTACTCTTGGAACTTCCTCGTCAGATAAAACATATCTTGATTCTTTCTTTTGTTCTTGGTCTTTAAAATATTCGAATACAGCTTCGTGTGCCGGATTCTCAACAAGAGCAATCCCATCCAAACCTGCATTATCGTCGTCGTCCTCAATGAGTAATTCGATTATTCTTGGAGTCATATACTAATAAATATCTTTTTTATTGAAAATGTAAAACCTAAAGTGTTGAACGAGATTTTTGTGCCATATCGAACTGTTGCATAGAGGTCATATCAGAAGCAACCACATAAGTTTTTATAGGTATTGATTCACCTCCGCCTCCTCCACCTAACATCGCAGATTCAGTTGCGGCAATCTGAGCAGCAGTTACACCACCACCAAATTGAAATGATGATCCTCCTCCGGCTTGATTTATTGCGGATAATAGAGGTGCGAACATTTGTGTCGAAGCGGCATTGATTACCGATTCACCATTAGACAACATTGCCGGTATTGAATCATCAGTCGAACCACCAGGGCCTGACACGATTCCACCTGAAGCCAATTGTCTTGGTTGTGATTCTGCTGCATTAGCCCCTCCACCACCTTGAGCGTCTGTTTGATCTATTTGTTTGACACCATTGATGGTTGCCATAACTGCGGTTGCCACACCAGCGGCTCCTGCTGCTAATATCGCAATACCTGCTGGAGTTAAATAACCCGCCTTAGCTGCGTTCTTTTGTGTTTGGATAACAATGGAAGCAATACCAGCTGCGTTCTCAATAATAAGACCAGCCTTAGCAAGTCCTTTATTTTTTCCTGCGACCGCAGAAATAAGTTTACCTATACTGCCAATCGCATCAACATATGCAAGTTGAGTCGCAACTCTTGCATCTTTGGAATCCTTCTCAATCTTATCTCTCTTCTTAGCTTGGTCTTTTGTAAAGGCTGTATAGTTCTTTTCTATCTCAGCTAGTTTGGTCTTATTCTGTCCCGCAGCGTTTACTTGATTGTCATAGTTCGCTTTGGCAATTCTATCCTCTTCATCGAGGATTTCCATCTTTCTCTCTAACCTTGTATTTTCAGCATTAAGTTCCTCTTCCAAAGCTGCCATTCTTTCGAGGTTCTTATCTACTCTCTTTTTTGTATCTCTATCTAAATCTTTTTGAGCCTCTTGATCTTGAAACAATCCAAATTGTGCAATGTTCTTTGTTAGCTCACCAATTCTCTTGAGTTCAGCATCTGTTAGTTCCGTCCCTGATTTTTGTCTGGCTGTGATTGCGGCAAGTTCATCAGTATAAAGTTTTAATTGAGCCTCACCCTTCTTTTTAGCTGCATTAATTGCTTCATCTGAATCCTCACCATATTTCAACTTCTGTTTCTCATAGAATAAAGTGGACTCATCAAGTAGCGTTTGATTCTTTTGAACTTCTATTGCCAATAACTTTTGGAAGTCCTCTTGTGCTTTCTTTAAAATGTCGTCACTAGCCTTTTTTCTTGCTTCTTGATCACTCTTAATTGAATCAGTGATTGCCTTAGATTGTTCTTTATCTCTCACTTCTCTTTGAGACTTCGAAAGTTTATTATCCTTGTCTTCTAATGCATTTTTATCAGCATAATATTTTTTCAACTTTGTTTCTAAATCCTTGTAGTAAGCCTCATCCTTCTTTTGAGTAAAGTCCTGAAACCCTGTAAGTAATTTTATCTCAGCATCAATATCGGCAATTTGTGCTTGTCTTTTCTCTTTAGCCCTTGCCGCAGCTTCTTGAGCCGCAGCCTTAGCCGCAGCTTGTTGTTCCTGAAGTAATGCCTTCTGAGCCGCAGCCGCTTTCTTTCCAACTTTAGCTTCATCTGCAGATATTTGTTCGACCTCACCCACTGTTCCATAAAGGGTATTAAGTTTGTCTCTGTTGAGTCCTTTCAATTCTGTTACTGAATTCGCAAAGTTCTCTATCTCTTGTTGATTTGCCTTTTGTAATGCATTTATCTTATCTTGAGATAAACCTAACTCCACCGCTAATTCTATGGCTTGGTTTCTTGCTTTCTTTAAAGCTCTTTCCCTTCCCTCCTTGGCAATCTGTCTTTCTAAAGCTTCAGCATCTTTTAATGCCTTCATTCTTTCTTCTGTTGACTTAGTCGCATCACCAGCGATTTCTCTTGCTTCAGCAAGTGCTCTATTTGATTTACTTTGGGCTAATTCATATGCGGCTTGACTATCTTCTAATTGATCGAATGCATCTGCAACGCCAGCTAATGCGTCACCTGCTCCTGATGCCCCACCAACTAATTCACTAAAGAAGTTTCCAACAGCAGCCGCTCCTTCCGCAATCTTTTCTAATAAAAAAACAATTGGAGGAAGTATCGCATTGGCTAGTTGAGAAAATAAACCTGAAAATACTTGTGTAATTTTATTTAGGGGATCTAAAACCCCTTCCATCTCACCTAACTTCTGTATCACCTTAGCAACCACAACGGCAAGTAATCCAAGTGGGGATGCCTTTAATAACATGTTAAAGTTTCCAAATAACTTTCCCACCCCTTGAACTGATTGTCCCACTGTTCCTAATATACCAGGTAATCCTGCTAATTGATCTATGAACCCTTTGTTTGAATTCTTAGCAGTATCAAAGGCTCCTTCAGTTCTTTTAATTTCCTTCTGTAGGTCTTTAAATTGTTTCGAATTAACTGGAGTGGTATTAAGTTGTTTGTATAAGTCAGATAATCTCGATTGAAACCCATTTAGGGTGTTGGTCGTTTGTTCTACTTCTTTTCCATCAACTTTAACTTTATAAGTGAATACAACTGTTTTTCCCATATTATAAAATATCTATTTTTCTTTTTTTATTAACAAGTTCCATCATATGCTTGTATTTCCCAATTACAATTACAACTTAAATCTACTCCTGTAAATGTGCATGTTCCACCACCAGGATTTAGATCACAACATTGGACTACACTATCACAATCTGTAATCTCTATTCTTTGACCTGCAATATTAGCTCCATAAGTCACACTGACTGTCTGAGTTGCCCCTGTTTCTGTTGTATTAAAATAACCTGGTGCATCAGTTGGATCTATTGTGAATGTAGTGCCTGATAAATAAGTCACTGGAACACTATTAACCTCAACACCTGTTATCGGGACATCTAAACTCGCATCAGTTCTTACTGTTAGGAAAGCACAAGTTTCAATTGATGTAGTTGGACTAGGAGTGGGGGTGCTAGTGTTTGTTTGAGTTATACTTGGAGTGCTAGTATTACTTGGAGTGTTTGTCGGTGTTTCTTGCGGTGTTTCCGTAGGCGTGCTGGTCGGTGGGGTTGGTAAACAATCTATTCCGTTAGCACAAGATCCTCCTAATACCCAAATATAAGGATCACAAGTCACTTCTATATCACCTTGAACACAAACAGGTATTGCATAAGCTCCACCTTGTTTAACACAAATACAAGCTGTATATGTTCCATCTAAATTATCAACAGCTGCTAGAGTGTTTATCAATTCTGTTTCAACACTTGCCGTTCCACATAACGCATACCTAACATATAAATCATTCGGTAATTCATCAGGATCATAAGTCACGCAATAACAACTACACTCACCACTCTGACTTGGAGTTATAGTTGGAGTTGCCGTCATACTTGGAGTTTGTGTATTAGAAGGGGTCGTTGTGGGCGTCAAATCAATAGTTGCCGATGGTGTTGCGGTTTGACTTTGTGATGGAGTATTTGTAGGAGTTTCGGTGTTAGAAGGGGTCATCGTGGGTGTTAAATCCACTGAAGCGGTGGGGGTTGCTGTTTGCGTTTGTGATGCAGTTATACTTGGAGTGGGGGTTTCCGTTCTAGTTGGAGAGTTCGTAGGCGGAGGAGTAGGGACAATATCACAACAACCTAAGAATGTGCTCGAACCACCTGTTGGAACATCCAACGAACATATTTCTCTTGTTGAGAAGAAACCTATTTCTATATTTCTAATAGTTCCATCACAATCTGTATAGGTAAATACAGGACTGGTAAATGATGTTGATAATCTATATTTACGACAGAAACAAGTGGGGGTGGGAGTAGTCGTAGGCGTGCTTGTGGGCGGAGGTGTAGGTAAAGGACACATATTTAATTCACCATCTTCATCAAGTTTTACAAGTTTTGGATATGATAAAGAATTGTATGTATCGAAAGAACCACCAACTAAAATAGCATCATTAGGAAACAGCATTAGTGATGTTTCATTATAAACAGATGAAGTAGTAGTTGAACCTGATATGAAAGTATTATCAACAGAACCATCACTATTTAACCTGATTACATTTGCTCCACTATCAGCAATAACTATTTTACCTGTAGATTGAACTACAATATTGTAAATGAATTGATTAGCAACAGTATTACCGAAGTCAAAAGTTGTATCAAGTGTTCCATTATTATTTAATCTAATAAGAAAATCTTGGTTTGTGAAACCTGAATAGTTATCAAATCCCCCACCTACTAAATATTGTCCGTTGATTAGTGGTCTTGAGGTATAAACAAATCTACCTATACCTATGAACCCTGCTGCGTTGAATGTTGTATCCAAACTGAAGTCATCATTAAACCTAACAATACCAGCATAATTGGTATTACCATTCACAGCATTAAATCCATCAATCATCAATTTATTAGTAGGATCTTTTTTGATTTGATTATCAAATGGTTCAACACCAGGATCTATCCAAGTCAAAGATTGACCTGAATAACTTGTATCAGGAATACCATTTGGTGATAGTTTGTAAATGTTGGTATTGAATGTTGATGTGCCCGCAGAGGTTGTGTAATTGTTATTAAAATTACCAACAATAAGGATTTCATCCTGGCTATTGACCTCAACACCACGAATTGAAGTGTTTATATCAGTAAAACCTGATGTAAAGGTTGTATCAACACTATAGTCAGCATTTAATCTCCATAAGGTATTATTACCGGCTACAATAATTTTTCCGTTTGATTGTTTCGCAAATCCACCTGTATTTGATACAGCACCAGTAGTTCCTGGCGAATTATAAAATTGTTGAAAATTACCACAAGCATCAATTCTTAATATTTGTGCTGATAAATCGGTATTACCAGAATAAATACCTAAACCATTACCCCCTATCAAAATTGTATTGTCGTCAGCTAAAAATAGATTAGACACTATCTGTGTTTCTGTTGTAAATCCTGATGGTAAGCAACAGATATAGGGACAACTAGTTAAACTTGGAGTTATAGTTGGCGTGTTTGACGCTGTTATACTTGGAGTTGGAGTGTTCGATGAAGTCATACTTGGTGTATTTGGAAATGGCATATTATGTTTGTTGAACTATATTAAAGGCTGTTGATGCGGAACATCCGCAATTATTATAGACAGCGACACCTGTTGATGTGTAACCACTACCTATAAATACTTGATTGTAATTATAATTGGAATTTGGTGTTCCTAATACCACTTCATAACATCCTATACTTGTATATGCTGTTGTGGATCCTGTAAATAAGTTTACATAGTTCCCCACATACGCATAAAGATTATAGTTTAAGTCAGAAGTAGAATGGTAATCAGTTCCACCACTACAAGATATTAAATCATAATATAAAACAGGGTGAGGAGTATAGTCCTTTGTTAGTTTTATTAACTCAATATCACATAGACTTGGTTCGGTCAAATTATAACCACTAATTTTGTTTATTCTCCAATAACTATTTTTGACTATAATTTTTTCGTCAAATCTTAGATCGGCAATTTCACAAGGGGTCAAATATATCTTTGACTTCATAATCTTATTCTCAGGAGCAAGAATATCTGATATGTAATCGTAGTAATAAATGTCATACATATCTTGTTCAGGAAATATTGTTTCATTTCCGTTACTATGTTCCGCATTCCAATTCAAGTAATGACTGAACCCTGAATAACTAAAAGGATAAGTTGTAAATCTAGAATTCTCTAACCATCTATCTTGTTGATAAGTTTCAGCCCACCAAGTTTGTCTAGTCGAACCTGTTGAAGTTCCCCAATTCTGATTTGGTAATGTAACCCCTCTGAATAATATTCTTGGAAGGATTTTATATGGATTGAACTTCTGTAAAGTTGTTCCATTGTCATTATCAGTTTTCACTGTTGCCATATTAGCAACTGTCAACTTGTCACCTTGAATATTATCGAGAGCAATGTCTGTTTGAGCTCCAAACATCGTATCAAAGTTAATATTGTTATCTTTGTAGTCTTGATTCAATTGTAATTGATAAGTTCCAAATACTTTGTTGTTAGCAATATTGAATTGTTGGTTTCCGTAATCTTGATCTAATCTGAAATTAAAATTCAAGGTTCCGTTCAGTAAATTTGAGGTCGGGGATACTGTGATTGCTGAATCCCAATCTATTTTACTAGTCCAATCTAATATCCTTCCTTTACCAATGTAGTCGATGATAGGTTCAACGATCAAAGTATTTGGTTTGATAGGGTCAGGTATAACAACAAGATTGAAAAACTTATTAACACTTGTGATAAAATCTATTTGTTTGTAATCATCAGGAGGAAACTCATCTGCATAGTTTATATTACCAGCAATAACATTTGGTGAGATGAGTGTAAAACTTACATTGAATATAGTTGGTATATTAGTTCCCGAGATATAAAAACCCTGATTTACATCAAAAGTTATTGGAACAACAATTCCTACGGTCGATTCGAAGCTAGGCCCGAGGTCATTACATGTTGTGTCTGAAAATACATTTGTTAGTCCACTTGGTGATCCCCACATAACATGGAAGTCCAAAGCATCAGCAGGACAATTGAAGACCTGAGTTACTACATAACTTAAAGTTAATACACCTGTATAATTTTGTGTATCAGATGAAAAAATTGAAGGAACTGTAAATCCTGTTAAGTCATAAGTGATAGCTGAACTAACACAAGTTACCGCAGATTGAACTATCCAATTACCTGATAATGAGATTGGTTGGAAATTAGTTGCTTCAGGTTTTTGGTTATAGTCGAAACATAGTTTTGTTGCCCCTCTCGTGAAGACTGTCTCATCCCTAAACTTTAAAGGGAGATAGAATCTCTCGAAGTAAGATGTATTAAAGAAATTGGATTCTATAAGATACCCATTCTGTTCTAAAACTTGTTCGTATAACTCTTTGATTTGAATTGCTGGCTTAAAATAGAAGTTTTTGATAGGGGTTCCACTGAAAGACATATAACCAGGAGCATTAACAAAATCTACAATAGGAGTTGATTTAGGATCTGGTATTTCTTCTTTGTCTGTAAGTTGTCTTGATATAATCCAACTTGTAAATGTTCCTGTTCCAAGTCCTAAGTTCGGTGTGAAGGTTATTGATGTGCCGTTGATAGATGTCACTATACCTTGAATAAAATTACCTGATGGTGTTGCGGTCATTCTAATTGTATTTCCGACTATAAATGGTAATGCAGGTGTAGTTGTTATTGTCTTCGATCCTGATACTATCGCAACACTAGTGGATGAATTTCCAAGATAGTTTGTTGATATACCACTTAGAGAAGGGGTGTAGTTATAACCAATATTATAAAGTCCCCAATAGGTTTTACCGTTCTGATAAGAGTAATCTGTAGTTCCTGTTAATGGAAATAAGTTATAATCCACTTGTGATTCCAACCATACATCAGAAGTATAGGGATGACCTAAATGACTTAGATCCAATTGAGCTAAGAACTTATCACCAATTGCTGCGGCGACATCGCCTACCCCATTGTAAAAAGTAATGTTATAGGTCTTCTCTTCTTTCACAGTTGTCACAGTATTAAGACGGATATATCCTGAAGCAATCAAATATCCATTATAAACTAATTGTGCCTCGAACTTTTTGGTCGGAATAAAGTTTAATGGGACTTGGTTCAAGTCAAAGAAATACTCGAAAATATAGTTATTCCCATTGGATCCTGGCACATTAAACTCTTTCGAATATGCAGAATTCTTCTTGGTTATATCTTGTATTTCTGCGAAGGATACATCAAGTGTAACCTTATCGACTCCACCGAGCTCAATATACTCGGTATTACCATTGACCTGACAACTGATTTGTAAATTCATTAACCTTGAGTTCGGATTTTCTTGAATCCTGCGTATTGAAGATTCAGTTTATATTGGAATAATTTTTGATATTGCTTCTGCCATACTCTGAACCCTTTATCTTGTATAACAACAGGAATTAATTGTTGGTATAATCTAACCTCCTCCAAACAAGATTGGCAAGATATGTCTTGTATAACCGTTCCATCAATAATATACACTTCAGGAGAAAAAAGAATCTCTTGTATAATTTCAACATCGTTTTGTGTCATATACCAAGTCTCACACTCATAGTTTTTTTCCACTTCTTGTTCGTATATTCTTGTCCCCCTTTGATTCGAACCAATATTATAAAACGCTTTGTTAAGAGATGTTTCTTGTCTATATTGAGGTCTTTTGATTTCGTAACTAACTGATGACTTTCCACCGATCGTATAAGTGTCCCACATACCTCTTCCGTTAAGGAATAAAAGGTGAATAGGATTATTAATGCAACTTCTATCTTGCATATAAAATTCAAGGATTTCTGTTGTTCTATTGTTGAAGTTTAATCTATCTGATTTACTAGCTTTATAACTTGTTCCATAGAAACAAACCTTCTTTGAATTGGTGGGGATTGCATTTAAGGTATTACCTGAGGTTACATTATACGGAAGATAAAATACCCCCATCTTAAATACTGAATTTGTGTTCTCGTTCGTTACAGGTAATGATGTAGATGTTCTATTAGCAGTTTCTGCAGAATATGTATAAGGGTCAGAGAAACTAAGTGCTGATCTAATTCCAATTGAATAAATGTCGTTGGTAAAGTAATCATTTTTTCCGTTCAAGAAAGAAACTATAATAGGACAATCAGGGTGATGCATTCTTTGTCTAACCCTTGTATCGACTACATTACTTTGAGATATAATACTATACTCATAAGTTCCTGCGGCATTTAGGAATTCACTAGGGCCACAATCAACTATATCATTCTCACAAGACCAATCAGTAAAGGTTCTTCCCGACTGATATACATACCTAAATAAATCGTAGTATAGATGATTCTTATTTTCTTGTGCGAACCAATTGGCTCCTTGATTATCTATTGTTGCTGCAGACAAATATGGTGAGGGGATTAATTTATTATCCACACCAGGAAATATCACAATAGGTGATGGGTTCCAAGATGAATTGAAATTGACTACTTCAACCACACTATTACCTGAAACATAAGTGTAACCAAATACTGCTTTATATTCAGATACATGCCATAGTTGATCCACAGACGCATTTGGTGAACCCCCTGGCCATAAGTTCGAACCGTTATATTCTATTGTGCTTTGTGCATCGGCTAGTGTAATAACTTTATTAACATCAGAGGCGTAGTTTAAATAAGGATATGTTGTTCCCGTGAACCTTGGATTAGCATTGAGAAAAGTTCTAACTATCTCTTCCAAGTCGACAATCGCATTACCATAGGTGTTCGGTATTGCTTTGAGCCTACATGCTCTATTATCCGTTGTTACAGCAGACCAATCAACAAGGTCTCCTTTGAAATACACATCCACTATAAATTGGAATCCTGTTTGTGTATATGCCGAACTAGAAACATTAAAAATATGATTCGTATTAGTCGGGGTGATTTGAAGTGGTTTCTGTTTAACTTCTAATATGAAACTCATTGTTCTATATTTAATTCAAATAATTTATTAAAGAAAGTTTCCATATCTATATCCAACGCCTTTACCACATCATCCTCAAAATACTTTTCGAAGTTTTCAACAGCCTTATCATAAAAATAAGTTGGAGCAATACCGAACTTCTTGATGTTCGTATTTATACCCCACGCAAATTTCTCATTGGTAATAAACCTTCCACTTTTTTTATCTCTTCCTTTTAATCCTTTTTCTCTGATCCATTGTTTTATTGCATCCAATGGTGCATAGGTTCCTGGCTTCCTTCCGTCGTTCACATAAATCCAATAGTCCATCATCTCCAAAGTAATCTCCTCTGAATTAGGATTATAGGTTGCCGTAATTGAATTCAACAAATTACCTGATGCCACTTTAGGACTCACACCAAATGCACTTCTCGCCTTGGAATATCCTGGTGCGAAGGGGTAAGGTTGTAAGAGAGCATCCTTGAGTTCTTTCTCGAACTTCTTGGATAGATCTTCCATTACCTCATTATATGTATCGAGTGGTATTTGTTGCATTAGTTGTCTGAATTATTATCACAAGGAGGGAACTCAGCATACGGAGCAATACATCTATCGATTGCGTCAGGTATAACTAATTTTATCTTGGCTGTCCATCCCGACACATAGTCGTCGAACTTCTCACTGAAAGGTGTAAAGTCAACGGGGTAATTTATATCCCATGTGCAGTAACAAGAGTCCAAAGAATATTTTAATTGTGCCACCACATCTTTTAGGATGTCCAAGGTGTCACTCCAAACATCCACCTCAATATCAAAGTTCTTGGTATTGAGAATATCCATAACCAATATATCGAATGTATAAACGGTTTGTCTCCCATCAGTTGTTGCTAGTTGAGGTATAACAAACATCAGGGGATAATATGTAGGCAAGTTTTGTTCCTCGTTGTCTATCTTTAATCTCTCCTCAGTAAAATAGATTAACTGATTGATGTCTCCAACTCCGAACCCCTGTAATTGTTCGTGATAAGTTTGTAGTTGACGAAGGAGGGTTATAATCTTTTTGAAGTTATAACTACCTAATGGGTATTGACTCATAGTAATGCTTTAGTTTGGTTTTTTGATCTTCTTAGTTGTTTTTCTTTTATTTCTCCTAAGTCCTTCATATAAGTTAAATAGTTCAATACGAAGTTTAGTGGGTATTTTGTTATTTCACCGATCTTGGTAATATCTTGGTTCGCAACTGTCGCAAGGACTCCAAACCACGACCAATACTTGCTGAAACTTTCCTCATCACTTTCTTTACCCGTATCTTCACTCTCTGTAATCTCACCATCACCGAAAATCTTAGAGAAGGTTCTCGTAACATTTTTTCTAAATGAAAAAAAAAACCTAATGCCCCTTGAACATAACGGATGGGGAGTTGTTTAAAGAGTTCTGCTCTCAGCATAACCTTTGAACTATCATATTCAGTTAATTTATTATCCGACCCCACTTCTCTGTATAACATCGCCATCAGTAAATGTAGTTGTGACTTTCTCTCTACTTCAGGTCTGGCTAATATAGTATCAATATCTATGAACTCACCAAAGGTCAGATTAGGGAGATCTATGAACCTATATTTTTGTCCTTTGAATTCAAATTCATTTTCGAACTTACCATCCTGTTCTATTAGATATTCTGCTAAGGCTGTTCCAACTGACATAATGTCAAACCAATCTGCTTTTCTAATTTCTTGATCCGTAAGTCCTGTTGACTCAGAAATAATTTTTATAAGGAATGAACTCTCGTCCATAATATCTTTCAACGCCCCTAACTTAGTCCAAAGTTCTATACTCGGTTCAGCGATGACATATTGCTTGTCTTGATATGTAATTTCTATTTCCTTCATATACTATAAAATATCGTTTTATTGATTTTTGTTCACAACTTACCTGATCACATACTTACCATAGTTTATTTTTTTCTTGAGTGAATCGTTGGCTAGTGCTAATGACATTACCATATCATCATGGAACGCACTTGGTGCCCCATACTTTACCTTTCTTGTTCTTGGAGAATATTCATAGGTAAAAACTGACAGTTCTTTATACAGGTCTTCGTTCAGTTCTTTTGTTGGTAATTTAATTTTCTCTTCATTGAGGGTTAATATTAACTCCTCTATAATATTCTGTTTCGACTCGTTGGATGTAAAGAAAGGTTCTACATTGGAATATTGTTTTTTTATCTGTTCGAATATGGGGTCACCGATCCCGTTGATCTCTATGGTGCATCTTGCCCCGAACTCCTTAAGATGTTTTACTACTTCCGATACGATGATATTCCAACTATTTTGTCTCTCCCTATAAATCCTAACCACCTCACCTTTTGTATTCAATATAGTTAATACGGTGTAGTCATTTGCTCGACCTATATCCAATCCTGCATAGTATCTATCGCTCGTATCTTTTGATGGGTAAGAAGTGAGGACACAACTCTTATTTAAGTTCGAAAATACCTCCCCACCATCTCCTATGAATTCCGCTAG